GTTATTTTAACTCCAGAAGAGTATCAGCATTTGATTAATCATTATCAAAGATTCGAAACTACAGATGATTTTGTTATTCCTGAAAGGGTTGAAACAGAATCCATGGAATTTCTTAATGTGCTTGGAACACTTACGGGTTTTTTAAAATCCACTGGAATGGATATGAATGAAATTAAAAATGCTAATGCCCACTGGACCTATGTTAACAACATTTCACGAACAACTGCGAATTCTTTGTCAATGGTAACGAAAGTAATTTCGTGCTTTTGTCGATATAAATTTGGTTTTGATCCTATGGATCCAGTTTTTATGAAATTTAATATGCAAATTTTAAGCATGGTAGGAAAAATTGATCGTATTCGTGCGTATACTCCTGCTCAGTTACATGATCCTGCTATTATAGGTCAAGTTTTAGATACTTTAGAGGAAGCTAAGTTCATTAGAAATGATCCTCGGAAAGATAATGAAATTTATCGACCTTTATTGGATAGATTCAATGAAAGTTTTGGAAAATTAGAGATTATTGCCAATTTGTGTCAAGCTTATATGCCTGGTTCTACAACAAGAGTTACTCCTACATGTCTTATGATGTTGGGTCCTCCTGGTGTTGGAAAATCAGCTTTTTGTAAGTTTGTTCAAGAATTCATTGTTCGAAAAGATCATATGTTAAATCCAGATTTGCCTCCTAAGTTTCAACCTCAGATGTGTTATAATTATCATGGTAAAGAATTTTTTGAAGGATATGTTTCTTCAATGTCAAAATTTGTTATGATTGATGATTTCTTGCAAAAAACTGATGCTACTGATCGACAGGAATCTGCTGAAGCAGTTATTCACATGGTTAATACGTCACCATTTAATTTAAATATGGCTTTTGGGGGTAAAGGTTCTACTTTTTTTACATCTGACTATGTTTTTATGTCAACAAATGTTGGTAAAAATGGTTATGCTCATGCCAAGTGGAAAACTGGTTTAGAAAGTGAAGATGCTTTAACTAGACGTTTTCATATTGTGTTGTGGCGTGGTAAAGAATGTGAACCTGATGTGGTGAATAATGTTTGGAGAGTTGAAAAAGTTCCTAAAGAATTGGAACAATTCAAAGATAAATGGATTGATTCAGTTATGGCTGCAAAACTTGTTTGGAGAGCTCATGAATTGGAAAAAGCTGCATCTGCAGGATATGAATACAAACTTGAGCGTTTGGATGAATTAATTGCGAGTGCTGATACTAATATTGCTCTTGAAGCAAAAACTGTGAATGAAGAAAATATGAAGAAAAATACTGAAACTTGTTACGATTTTTTCATGCAAATGATGGATTTTTCTTTGTATGATTGGATTCATAAAGAAGAAGCTGATTGGTATATTGGCATAGCTGTTATCATTTTGACGTTGCTTGCTGCTTGGAATGTTTTTAAATTTATGTTTGGTAAAGAAGAACCTGATTTGTTTTCAGAACCAATTGAAGAAATTGTTGAAGAAAGTAAGGATTACAAGAAACAACAAAGGAGTTCTCGTCCACGTGGCAAAAACACTCGTGCTGATCGTGAAGTTGCTTTGAATTTTCATATTATGAAAGAATCTCTTGAAGGAAATTATTTAACTTGTTTGAATAATACTATTTCTAAAGGATCTTTCATTATTGGAGGCGTATCTAAGTTTAATCCAAATACTGGAAAACCTTATAAGGATCAAGCAAATGCGTTTCACTTGCGTGATGGTTATTGTATCACAGTAGCACATTTGTTTATTCCTTTTAGATCAATACCTGAAGCAGTTTGGCGTGTTAAAGTTATGGACAAAGTTTATGAAATTGAAATGCCACATTATGTGCATTATCCTTGTTCTGATATCGTTTTCTTCAAGTTACCACGACAAATTCCTATGATGCCTGCTTTAATTAATTACATGACTGATTCGTTTGAATTAGAAGATGTAAAAGCAGGTTCTGAATTGAATATTTTGACTCATAATGATTTAGGTCAATCATTTATGAAAACAGTTATGAAATATGATATTCATAATAACTTG